TCCCGTTCCTGTTCCCGGCCGACACCGACCGAGAAGTCGGCTGGAATCGGCGTGAGAGAAATTTCGCGCGGCGTCCACCGCGTGACGACTTCGAGCCCGGCAGTCCCCCCCCTGAACTTCTGTCCTTCCGGCGATTCCCACTCGTCCTTCTCGCGAAGGATCTGCGCCCTCTCGACCGAGAAGCGGACGCTGACACCTTTCAACGAGCCGCTTTTCACTTTGCCGAAAGCGCGTTCGCCGATCGGGTCATCGTCGAAGTGGATCGTCGCGCGGCCGACCCGTTTCTTGGCGTCGATGCTGACGCCGTCGAGTCGGCCGACGATCGAGTCGATCGACGGATTGTGATTCATGAGCGCCGCGCCGACAGCGCGGATCGCCGCGAAGTCGACCGCCTTCTCCTCGTGAAGAAGAACCGTCGGCGGACCGAACCAACGATCCTGCACCGGCTGCTGCGACGAGAACGAAACCTCGGCCGTCCGCGCCTCGGCGTCGATGCTTTCGCGCTCGATCGAAGCCTCGCGGACGAAGACGTTCTCCGCCTTACGCGGCTGCCGCTGATGGGCCTGTCGCGCCCTCAGCTTCTTCCTCTTCGTCTTCGTCATCGACATCGTCGTCGGTCTCCTCTTCCTCTTCCTCTTCCTCTTCCTCTTCGTCGGGCGGCGGCGCACTCCCCGCTGCGCCGAGCGTCACTCCGAGCGACTCGGCGAACTGGTTCGCGGCGGCGATCTTCTTCACGTTCTCGTGGAAGTCCCGGCCGACACGACGAGCCGCATCGATCGGGTTGTCGATCCCGAGCCCGATCGCCGTCTCGGTCGCCGTGATCTCCTTCTGCGGGTCAACCCAGAGCCATCCCTGCGGCGTCCAGATGACCGGCCATTCCGTTCGCGCCGAGCCGAACGGCGCCACCCTCGCGAAACTCGCCGCGTCGACGAACCAGGCCCAGACCGGATCGAGGAACTCCTCGATGAATTCCTCCTGCTCCGGCTCCCATTGCCGGCGGTCCTCGAGGTTCGCCTGCCGCGCGCTCGAGAAGTTCGTCCCGGTGAAATCCCGCGCGATCAGTTCGTAGCTGACGCCGAGCGAGGTCGCGATGTAGCGCAGGATCAGCCGGACGAACGGGTCGAAGGCGGTCGACTGAATGGACGGCGCGGCCGTCTCGAGGCTGTCGTTGAGCCCGCCCTTGAGCAGCATCACGCCGCCGTCCATGAGCTGGAGGATGGCGTTGCCGAAGGTGTCCTCGTTGGAGCCGCTCTTCGACGTCGCGAGCCCGCGGATCCCGGCTCCCCCGGTCTTGTGAAGCGCGAGGAGCGACGCGGCGACGCCGGCGCGGGTGAGCTCGTGATTGAGGTACCGACGGAGCGCCTCGAAGGCGCTCGACACCGGCGCCATCGGCGAGATCCCCCGCACCGCGCCCGGACGGTGCGGCTTGAAGATGTGGATGACCTGCTCCGCCGGGACGCGGTCGATCTCCGCCACTTCCTCGGAGCGATAGAAGTGGTAGGCGACGATCTCGCGGCGCTTGTCGTCGAGCTCGATGCCGTGCCACAGGTTCTGCTGGTCGGTGATGTCGGCGAGCAGCTCGGCCCCGACCACCTCGAGCGCGAGCGGGATCTCTCGCTCGACGGTGTGCCGGCGGATGAACACGTCGTTGGCGATCCAGCGCTCGCGGTAGACCTGGCGCTGAAGGAAACGGAAGCTGCGCTTTCCGGTCAGGTCGCAGCCTTTCGCCCATCGCGTGAAGACGGCCTCGACGGCGTCGTTCTCCCGGTCAGCCGGAAGACCCTTCTGGGGACCGCTCCGGACCTCGATGCCGGACTCGGGTTTCATGCCGCGGCCGATGACATTCCCGGTGATCGAGTTGACGGCGCCGCGCGCCCAGCCGTTCCGCGCGATGAGGTGACGCGCCACCTTCAGGTCGCCGGCGCGGTCGCGCTCGATGTCCTGGCTGACGGTCCCGACCGAGCGGTTCGCGTCCGCGCGGGCCTTCTGGTCGTTGACGTCAGGCCCGCCGGCATGGCTACGGACGCGGCCGGCGATCGTCTCCAGGTTGGCGCGGGCGATCATCCGGCTCAACGCCCAGCCGGGGAAGACGGGCGCGATCATCCGGTCGAGCGCGTTCATGCCTCGATCCCCGGGTCATCGGACCACTTGAAGATCGCGATCGAGGAGCCGTTCGCGTCGGCCTCCGCCTCGGCGGCGTACTCTCGGCGGACGCCCAGGATCTCGGTGAGCGTGTCCCTCTTGACGTTCCGCCCGTCGGCCAAGGTGTAGCTGCCGATCGCGCCTCCCTGGAGACGTGCCAGGATGACGGAATCGACCTCCGCCTTGATCTGCGCCGCCGTAGCCATATTCGAGTGAATACGGCTACAAACGGCGTCGAATCAAGTGAAAACGACCGTTCCACTACATGTAGTACAAAAACGTTTCGTTTCGGCTTGAATCGGCTCAATTGTTACAAGTGCTCGACAGTGCTGAATCTCTCCAAGCACGAGCGACAAACTCGATATCGTTTCCTCTGTTCACCGCTCACCGGCTCTGTCGAATACACGTAGTGATCCGTGCTCTCGCACTTCGGGCATCTGATCCCCTTCCGCGCGTCCCCAGCGTCAATCGGCGGCGTCACCGGCGGCGGCTCGTCATCCCGTGGCCGTCTCCGCCCCTTGTCCATCCGGTCCCGGCTCGTCCTGTCCATCGTCCTCACTCCTTTTCAGCCTGACCCACAGTCCCCGCGGACAGTCGTAGAACTGGCCGCCCCACTGGCGACGCAGCAGCTCGCGGTACCTATTCGCATCGTGGATCACGAGCGTCACGTTCTCGTAGAGCCAGTGCCGTAGTTCGCGCTCCCGAAGCTCCGGCGGATAGCTGTCGAGGAAGACCATGTCTGGCTCGCGCCCCGTCCAGTGGAGCGTCGAGGCGTCCGCCGGGTCGGCCGGCGAGATCACCGTCACGCGCGGCGACCAGGCGCGTTCCCGCGCCAGCCGCGCGAGCGACTCGTCCGGCTCGAAGCTGACGAGCTCGCCGAAGCCGTTCGACTCAAGCCCCGCGAGGATCGCCGCGGTCGAGTACCCGGCGCCCGCGCCGCTCTCGAGGACCTGGCGCGGCTTCATCATCCCGACGATGGCCGCGAGGAGTTCCGCCGTCTCGAGCTCGACCGCCCAGGCGTCGAAGGCGCGGAAGCGTCCGCCGCCGGCAGTGAACTCCCCCTCCGAATGCGTCGCCTCGGCGGCGAGACGCCCGACTCCGGTCCCTGGCGCCGCGGCGGTGAGGAGCTGCATGACCTCAACGAGATCGAGCTCCGAGTAGTGGTGACAGAGGTAGCCCCAATGAGCGGAGACGGCGAAGCCCGCCTCGAGGACGCGCCGCGAGAAGGCGAGGTCGGAGCCGAGCGCCTCGGTCCCGTCGTCCTTCCAGTGCCGCTGGAACGGCCGGCCGTCGCGGATCGCCGGGCTCTCGAACACCCGCCGCGCCGCGAGGAAGCAGCCGGTCCCGATGGCGTCGCAGCGGATGAGCCCGCCGCCGGTCTCGAGCGGCAGCCACCGGTACCCATCGTCGCCGACCCGCTCGTAGACGTTCCAGACGAGCCGCGGCTTCCCGGCGCTGTCGTGCTGCCAGACCGGCGTCGGAAGCCCGACGAGGTCAAGGTCGAGCGCCACCAGGTCGAGCGGGTTCTTCCCTGGCGGGTTGTCCGAGTCCATCGAGAGCCAGAAGTCGTAGGGGCCGCCGAGGAACTCGCGCATGCCGTGCGCCCTGGCGTTCTCGGACGGCTGCGCCATCGGGTAGCAGACGTCGACGCTGCATCGTTCGTCCTGCGTCAGCTTCACGGCCCAGGACGAGACGGCGCGGTCGAGGTCGCCCTTGGCGGTCGGGATCGTGAAGAGGACGCGCGGCTTGGTCACAGCACCGTCTCCTTCCGGACCTGGAACTCCGGAGTCACCTCCTCCGGTTGCGCGGTAGACGTCTCGAGCTGCAGGAGCTCGCAGAGCGCAAGCTGCATCACCTCGCAGTCGAAGAGGTGATTCGCGGCGCCCGGCGGGACGCACTTCCAGACGAACGTGACGCGCCCGGTCCGCTTGTCGACGTCCTGGACCTTCTGCTCGGCGACCATGTGGTCGAGGTACTCGCGCGAGATGTCCGTCGCCAGGAACCAGCGCTCGCCATCGCGGATCATGCGGTGCAGCTTGTCGCGGTAGTAGTCCGAGCGGATCGTCAGTCGCTGGATCTCCTCGCCGCCGACAGGGACGACCTGAAGCCGCTGCTGCGCGGCCAGCGCGCCCGATCCCTTGATGGCGATCGCCCCGGTGAGCGCGCAGACCTCGAAGACCTCGTCAGTCTTGAATCCGCTGTCGATCCCGCACTGCCACGGAGTGATCTTCGATCCGTTCGGTCTCGCGTAGGACGCGCGGATCAGCGATGCGACCTCTTCCCATGAGTCCTTGCGGCCCTCGTCGATAAGCCAGGACTTGCCGCCATCGCCCCAGCCGCGGACGACGAAGTAGAGGTAGCGCCGGCCGACCTCCTCCTGGACGTCGACGGTGACGAGGATGATTCGGACGTCCCCGGGGACCTCCTTCTTGTGATGCCCATGGCGGACGATCCGCAGCGCGTCTTCCTTCAGCTCGAGCTTCGTCTCCTGCCACGGAAGCGCCTGCCAACTGTTGCGGAAGTTCATGAGCTTCGCGGCCACGGGACGGCCGTTCCGGTAGCAGGACAGGAACTTCGCGGCGATCTCGCTGAACGTCAGCCACGGCGAATACGCCGCCCAGAGGTGATAGCCGGTCTTCCGCCGGGAGGGTCGCTCCCCGAGGACCTCGCCGTCCCTCGAGACCGGGTTCCCGAGCGGCGCCCAGACGCCTTGCCTGAGCATGGCGTCCTTGTGCTGGTCCTCGATGCGTCCACCGCATCCCCGGCACTCGTACCAGGCGAGCCTGCCGTCCGCCACCGCGTCGGCATCCCTCACCCCATCCGGCCACTTGATCCCGCCCCCCCCGCCTGACTGCGGCGATCCCATCTCGAGCGCCTGGTACTCCCCGCAGTGCGGACACGGGACGTTGTAGCGCTCATTCGTCGATGCCAGCAGCTCAGGCCAGATGTACTTCCGGTCCGTCGTCGGGGTCGACGCCTTCAGCACCACGCGGTCCAGGAAGGTCCGCGCGCGCTCGGTCGCGAGCTCGATCGGGTCGGCCTCCTTCCCGGTCCACTCCTCGTACTTGTCGGTCTCGTCGAGACAGATGAATCCCTTCGCCCGCGAGGCGAGCTCGGTCGGCGAGCGCGCCCCGACGAAGTGCAGCCAGATGCCGCCGAGCCGCACCGAGCCGCGGTTCATTTCCTTCTTCCGGCCCGGGTCGAGCAGCTTCGCCAGTTCCGGCGACTCGCGGATGATGGGCTGCACCCGCTCGACGTTGATGCCGGTCGCAGCCGGGTCCGTCGGCATCACCAGCATCGCCGGCCGCTTCAGCTCGACGATCGCGTAGAGCACAACGGCGATCTCCGCGAGCGTCTTCCCCACCTGCGTCGACCAGCAGAGCGTCACCTGCTCGACCTGGTCGTCGGTGACGTCCCTGAGCGGCTGACGGAGGTAGGGACACCAGTCGAGCGAGAGCTTCCCGGGAATCGAGCTGACGCTACGCGGCAGCACGATGACGCGCTCGGCCCACTTGTCGACCGGCTCGAACTCGGTCTCCGAGAACGCGCCCCACTGGGACCGCTCGAGCAGCTCAATCGCTGAAGTTCCGTCGTGCGGCGAACTCACGCAGCAGCTCTCTCACTTTCACCTTCATGACCCGGTTCACCTCGACCGCCGTCTTCCCGGCGAGCGCCGGACCGAGCGCACGGACCCAGTTCTCGAGCTCGTCCGCGAGGAACTCCATGGTCCTGCGGTTGAGATCCTCGACCGACTCGACGCTGACCAGCTCGCCGCGCAGTCGCTTTTCCTCGAGCGCCGCGATCGCCGCCCGGTGCTCGCGCTCGTCCGCCTGCGCCTTCCGTAGCCGCGCCGTGTCGTCGCCGGCGCGCTTCGGTCCCGCGGCGCCGCCGTTCGGGTTCGGCGACCGGGCGGCGAGATAGCCGTGGTCCTTGAGCCAACGCCTCACCGCGATCACGCTGTAGCGCCCCTGCTTGTCCTTGTGCTCGGCGCCGCAGGGACAGCCGCGGTGCTTGTAGCCGAGCAGCGTCGCCGAGGCCTTCCCGACCGCGGCCGCGAGCTCGGCTATGCTGGTGGCGTAGCGCTTCATCCACCCCGGGGAGGTCCTTTCGCGTAGGTCTTGGCGTGAATCATCGCTCTAAGTCGTTGCAGGGAAATGTGTGAGAGAGAGCAGCCAATGGCAC